AAAAGTTAAAGATTCAAGCACCAGTAAACAAAATGGCTGATGAGATCAAAGAGGTGCAGCCGTGGGAATTAAAGCCTGATACTGAATATTGGGCAGACCCTTTCGACAACAGAGAAGAATATTTAAAGACCCTGAAAGCTGAGGGTAAACCTGCGCCACTAGCGTTGGGAGGTGCAGCGTGAAACACCCACTAGATAATCAAACTGTGGATTGGTGTGCAGAAGCACAACCACATTTAAGTTTGAACAAATCAATGCTCACAATGTTTGATCGGTTTGCATCTTTTATGTCTAAAGCTGTCCATCAAAAGGGTCGAGTTTCCTCAAGAGACTTTATGGATTTTACGGGGTCGGGACTTCGGTCTGCTCAGCGTGACTTAAAAACACTTTCTAAAATGGGCTATTTAACCGCTGATGAATGCATGCCCAAAGGCTATCTACCTACAGAAAAAGCAAAAATGATTTTCGGAGGTGCTAAATGACTCCAACACTTACACAAGTTCGTGCGGCTTTGCAGAACCTAGCAGCGAAGAAAGGTCGTCCTGATTATGAGCTTTGCACAGCTAAAGCAGTAAAGCGTGCATTAGAGAACGGAACAGAGCATCACTTAATCGCTGAATTGCCTTTTTTTGAAGTGTTGCCAAGAGAGGAAGATAAACCCTCAAAACTAACTAAACCAACAGGTCTAAGAGGTTGTGCAACTGATGCGCAGGCTTTAGAAGTTGTTACTTGGCTAAAGAATTTCAATGGCTTGTATAAAGACTTGGCAAAGATGATTTGTTGTGATTGCTCTATGTTGACAAACATCAAGGCAGGGCGAAGAAAAGTTACTTTGGCTATGTACAACAAAATCATGAAAGCACGAAAAAAATTAGAGGGAGTGGCGGCATGAAACAAGTCAAAAAGAAACTGCATGTAGAGTGGGAAATAATTTCAAGTGCAGAGTGGTTAGAGAAATTAGACCGAAACCCAACAAATGAAGAGATGCTTCAAATCTTCACTGGGAATTTCTATCCGCTATTTCATGTAAAACGAGTCAACAGCAAGCAAGTATGGACTTTGAAAATCACAACGTATTTAGAGTGTGATGACGGTTGTACTTCTGAGTGTGAGCTGGAGTGGAAGTTTGACAAGCCGATGTCGATGAATGAGGTTTTAGACGGTGCAAAGCATATCAAAGTAGATCACGATGGAATTAAAACTCGTTGGATTGGTGTGACTAAGAACTGGATTGGAGAACTCGATGCTGATTATGACGACACATGGAAAGCAACCAAAGCGATTGCAAGAGCCGAATGCACAGCAATGGTGAAACAGGTGAATGGGGCTGCTCATCTTCTTAATAGTCTGATTGGGCATTTGGAGAAAGTGGCATGAACGACAACGTGAATAATCCAAAGCACTACACAAGCGACCCAAGCGGAATTGAGTGCATCGAGATAAGTGAAAATTGGTCTTTTTGCCTAGGAAACGCTTTAAAGTATATTTGGCGTAGTGGCAAGAAAGATGCAGAAGCAGAAATCCAAGACCTAGAAAAAGCCATTTGGTATATACAGCGAGAAATAGCGAGGCAGAAGAAATTAAAAAATATTCAATAAAACCAGTTATATTGAATTCTAACAACGGTAATGTGATAAAATACATTAAATTACATTCGGTGGTGAGGTTTGCAAATGGGCAGATTAATTAACTTAGTTGGTGAGCGCTTTGGAATGCTAACCGTTGTAAAAAGAGATGGTAAGAACTCAAGCAATCATGTGACATGGGAATGTGTCTGTGATTGCGGAAATACAACTGTCGCAACTGGAAATAACCTGCGGGGCGGACACTCTAAATCATGTGGCTGTTTAAAAAAAATAAACACCACAACAAAGGATTTGTCAGGGGCTGTATTTGGTAAATTAACGGTTCTAAATGACGGACATAGAACAAAATTTATGGGGAAAAACAAAAAAAGTCATGCTAAAGAATGGCGGTGTTTGTGCGATTGTGGCAATGAAACCTATGTAACAACTGGACATTTGACCACGGGTCATACTAATTCTTGTGGTTGTTGGGCAATAGAGCAATCAAGAAAAAGGGCTTATAAAAATTTAGCAGGAAAAAAGAAAATCGCAGAAAACGGGACATTGCCAAAACGCACTGACCAACATGGGTATGCTTTAGTGCATGACAGAAACCACACTAGGGCAAATAAAAGTGGATTTGTACGAGAACACATTAAGGTTGTGACGGAGCGCTTGCAGAGGGATTTATTGCCTACTGAAAATGTACATCATATCAATGGTGTTCGTGATGACAATCGTATTGAAAATCTTGAATTGTGGAATAAGGGACAGCCATGTGGACAAAGAGTTAATGAGAAACAAGCGTTTTACGTTTCATTTGTGGCGGAGTACCAAGGCGAATTTTTAAATGATTGTGCAACGAAAGATTTATGTGGGACAGCGATGGCAATGATTAGCGAATTAACAAAGCGAGCAGGATTAAAGGATTCTGATAGTCAAGTACAAGACCTGCAAAAAGCAGTTTGGTACATCAATGACGAAATCAAGCGTTTAGAGAACATTACAAATCGTGACAAGGAGCAAAGCCAATGAACGCAATCCAATTTATTCAGCAGCACGGAATTGATAAGGCGAGGAAAGTTATTGACGGTGCGCCTGAATGGGCAATGAGCATAAATTTCAATAATGGCATGTATTACTCACGGATGGAGCATAAGAAAGGCGATACATTTCTTTATGACATCAAGCTATTGGTCGAGAGCGTGGATTTTATTAACAAGTTTGGTGGAATTGGTCTAGCAAAGGCTTATGACAAAGAAATGGGTTCTCATGGTTTTGATCCTTTCTTTGAGAAATCCATCGCAGACTACGAGTCGATTTATTCAAATGACATGGGCGACGACTCACACATTGAGAATCATGTTAGTCCGCTTTGCAAAGTGGGGGTGAAGTGATGAAAAGTGAATTTGAGAAGTGGCTTGGCGATGTATGGCTATCTGATGCCGAATGGGATGAATCAAAAAATACATACAGCGATTCTAGAATTCATTGTATGTGGTCAGCTTGGCAACACCAACAATCAAAAATTGATGAGCTGCAAAATCGGGTGGATGCAGCTTTCAGAGTCTTAAGTCAGCTTAACGCTTTAGACGATGAAGCACATAAAAGATGGAAACGTGAAGCTTGTATGTTTTCGCAAGGTGAATCTAATGCTTACGAACATGCAGTACGTTTGTTAGAGCAAGCACTCAATGGTGGTGATGAATGATGAGAAGTGGATTTTATGAGCTAAAAAGATTTGCCATAGCTGACATTCTGTCTGTTAGCGCAAAGCAGAAAACAACTGAAACTATCAATATGCATATTAACACTATTATTGATATTGCATTTTTAAAAGGGCAGCAGGCATCCCAAGCCAAAGTGGATGAGCTGCAAAAACAAGTTACTGATTTAGATAATCGTGCAACTAAATATGCTTTAGATGCAATGGCAACCGCAAAGCTGAATGCAGAACTGCAAAAGAGGGTGGATGCGGTCAAGGGACTAGCACAAACACTATGGGAGAAATCTGAGGAGAAACACCAGCAAGGCAAGGTGTGGGAGTCAAAGACTCTAGGAGAGTGTGCAGATGAAATATTGGATGTGTTAGAGCAAGCGCTCAAGGGTGGTGATGAATGAGTGATGTGGATAGCACGTTAAACGAACGTGGCGCTCGTTATGGCAATTATTCCGATGTGGCGGGTACAACTCAACAGCTAATGGCTATCGTTGAATGTGGAGCAAACTACGAGCATTTAAACGCAGAGCAGAAAACCAGTCTTTTTATGATTTGCAACAAGATTGCTAGAGCTGTGAATGGCGACCCTCAATACTTTGATAATTATCGTGATATTGCTGGATATGCAACTTTAGCGGAAAGAGCGTGTGAGGTGGTGGAAACACCACGAGCGATTTTAGAGGCGGAGAAAAAGCTGTGTCACCACCACTGGGTTGATGGGTTGGATGGTTGGACCATGGTTTGTGCTCACAAGTGTGGAGCGTGGAAGTGGTGACCACATTTAAAGATGCTCAAAGAAGCAGATCAAAGCCTGTGGCGCGCTCTAAGCGTGCTCCAAAGGTACTAACCGAAGACCAAGAGCAAATCATGCTTATGTCATGGGCGCATCATGTGAAATTTGGGAGTGGTCGATTAAGTGATTACTTGATTCATATCCCAAATGGAGGGTCAAGAAACATCATCGAAGCTGCAAAGTTTAAAAAGATGGGCGTGAAAGCGGGCGTTCCTGATCTTCAATTGTTAGTACCGAATGGCTTGATTCACGGCTTATGGATTGAGCTCAAATCAAAGGCAGGCAAGTTACAGCCAAGCCAAAGATTGATGATTCAGCGTTTAGAAGAACAAGGTTATTTGTGCAAAGTCTGTTTCGGTGCAGATGAAGCGATAAACGAAATTAAAAAGTATTTGTGTATTTAAGGTGACGGTATGAATGCGGCAGTAAGCAAAAAAGTTATGGATTGGTCGAAATATACGGTCGAAGAATGGTTGAATCAGTATGGCGCATATATTCAAATATGCCGTATGCGTGGTGGTTCAGCTCCAAATGACCTTGGTATAAATCAAATATATTGGCTTGTTTGTGAGTCAATTGGCGAAGTTAAAAGAAAAGATCAGGTTATTTGCATGATTGATGATTACGAGGCTGAGCAAGTTAGAAAGCTAATCTATGATGTAAAGACGTCTGAGAGAATTTGTAAATCAGCCAAGGTTGCAGTGTCATTATTTATTGAGAAGCACATACGAGGCTTGAGTTTAAGCCAGATGGAGTCGGAGTTTATTCTATCTAGAAGCTCTATAAACAATATGAT